GCCGCAGCCGCAGCACTCGCCGTCGCCACGACAAACGATACACCCGCCGTTCGTGTCGAGACATACAGGCTCTTGGCGCTTCCCATCAGTGTTCCAGCTGCTGCATTTGTTGGCATCAATAGTATGATGCTATTGGCCTTCACGGATGGTGTGGTTATGGTTGTGGTCACCGCTGCTGCACATGTAAACGTTCCAAACGCTCCCGTGAACGGTAGGATGCCGGATAACGTCTGAATGAGAACGCCAAGCTGCTGGACCATGTTTGATCCGTTGGTCACGACAGAATTGAGTGCGCCCCCAAGCTGTTCTGGATGGGCTTGGTTTCCGGTCGGGGACCATTGCTGATTCACTTGATCTGCCATGGGTTATAGCCTTCCGTCAGGCGCTATGCGCATCCGCAAGCCCCCAAGTCGCCAGAAGCTGCCGATATCATTGCTGGATATCTCTATCTTGGCCAGTCGGCCTCGAATGCGCGGATTGATGTATTTCGTTGCTTGCGTCACAGTATATGGGCCATATGTTCTTGGCGTCTCGCCCGGATAGTAAACCGAATAGAACGTCAGCTGAATGCTCGCCGATCCTGTTCCGTTGTGCTTGACCCACGTCATATCTGGTAGCACCCAATCGACGAACACGATATCTTGCCCGTCCGACAACGGGAACCAGCCAGATGTCATCGTTGATTTAATCGGTTGCCCGTCCGCATCCGGTGATATCTCATGCTCATAAATCAACCCCGTCGATGCCGCTGCGATCGGCATTCCAGCAAGAGATTGATCAATCCCGCACGACCTGTCCAATGGGCCATAGTCCCACGATCCGTCTAGCGTATTGAGTTTTGCATAGGCATCGGGCGATGTCGCCCCAGTCGATCGTCTCGGATAAAAAAACCAAATTTCATTGAACGGTGTATTGCTCCACGTCCAACATGTCGTCTGGTATGCCGTGTTCAAATCCTGAAACACAACATCCCAGATCGAACACGGAATAACAGCTGGCACACTTCCGCCTGTCGCGAAGAAATTACTGGCCGACATCCAATAGACGTTCGACCCTTGCCGTGCTGTAGCGTGCTTGCCAACCAATCCACAATTTGATCCGATCTTGGTAAAGCTCCATACGCCAGCCGTAAGCCCTCCGAGATAAGCCATAGACCATAAATCAAGGTCCGTCCAGATCAACTCGTTTTGCGGAACGCTCATACCTCCCACGATTTTCGAGCCAGTGGGAAGTCGTCGCGATCCCGCTTGCGAAACTGTCGATACCGCCCAACTGGTATAGTCGGCCTGATCACTCCATTTGACCAGAAGCGGGTCTTGCTGAACGCCAACCGTCTCGTCCACCGTTGACCCAAATGCAATCAGCATTTGCGTTTGCATTGAGACGAAGATGCCAGCATTATAGAGTGGGCCACCGGGGATCAGCTGTGAATTTTGAAACCCTGTGTTTGGCGTCCACGCATAAATTCCGCCGCCTTCAGGGCACGCTAATAGCGTCTGTCCCCAGTTGTCCATGGACCAGTTTGTTGCCGTGATCGCGGTGCCGGTTTGCGCTGACGACGTCGATCCCGTGCCATAGCCACCCGTGCCATACGTGCCAGTGCCATATCCAGCCGATGCGGCAGGCGGACCAAGAGCTATGTAATATACCAGCTCTACATTTCCTGAGTTCATCATTCCCGTAGTGGTGGATGATGCCTGCTGCGAGCATGTGATGTTGAATGTATTCGCGCCACCCACCGCCGTTGCTGCATATGAGCCTTGGATTGTCACGCCGCCAACTGTTGTCGCTATCTGAAACACGACCGTGTCGCCAACTGACAATCCATGACTGGCGAGCGTCACCGTGACAGTGGACGATGTGGATGTCGTGCCAAACTGCGGCACCGCAGCGCCGTACACGGACCCGCCAGATGAATATACCGTGTATGCCGTGCTATTGACGCCGGAAAGCTGGAATGTATTCGCGGTGACACCATCCACCGTGTAAATGCGGCCGTTGAGTTGGATCATGCCGACAACGCTGTCAATGTAGACAATCTGCCCATTGGCGAAGCCATGCGCGGCCGATGTCACGACGCATGGATTGGCTTGCGTTGCTCCTGATATGGTTCCAGTTGCAATCGTTGTAGTAGCCGCAGACGCGGCTACTATCGTAAAGGCATGCGTCGAAATCGACGATGCAATAGGGTAAACGCCAGACAGGATAAGACCCCCAACAGACACGGGCGTGTTGAACGCTACCGCGTCGAATCTGGTCACGTTAGAAATATTCGGATCGGTAATTCTGACGGTCGATGACGTCGCTGATGTCGTGATATTAGGCGACAGATCGGTGGTCTTCGTCTGTGGCGTGATGGTCGTCAGAATGGTATTCGGAATTGCCGTATTGGTGATCACGCTGAGGTTTGTCGTCGTGCCCACGCCAACGTACTGGTTGGAATTGAGATCAAGCCACGCCAGCAGCGCCTTTGGAATACCGCCCAAAACGAATGCATAGAACTTCGACCATCCGCCGAGCTTTTCGAATAACCCAGAACGAAAGCGACCGAGATTGCTTGCGGCGTAGCCTGCCTGCACCTGCGACGGCGTCATTTCGACGTTGACACCGGGTTTTAGCCTGAGCATGTTCATGGGCATAGCATAATCTCAAAAGTTCATCCGTATTGACAACCGAACTTATTTATGTGTTAATGTTAACAAACAAATGGAGTGCAAATATGGGACAACCATCTGATTTGATCGGGAAAAAGTTCAACTTTTTGACTGTTGTACTAAAAACAGAGAAAAGAACCAGTAGTGGAGGTGTGATTTGGGAGTGCAAATGCTCGTGCGGAAATATCAAAGAAGTTTGCGGAACTCATCTATTGAGCGGTAACACAAAGTCATGCGGATGCCTAGTTGGATCGCCATACGATATAGCCGGATTGAGATTTTCTAACCTTACTGCGATTGATCGATCTGGTTCAAGCAAGGATGGATCGGCACGATGGAGGTGCATGTGTGACTGCGGCAACGAAACGTTTGCGTCAAGTTCACTTTTACGCAAGGGTGTAACAAAGTCATGCGGATGCAAGACTAGGGCCAGAAAGGGGGTTGATCTAACTTTTGGCCGACTGCGCGAAGTCATGACATACGATCCTGATGAAGGGACGTTTGAGTGGAATTCATATCGAAGTGGTGTTCCAAAAAGCAAAGGCAAGAATGCAGGAACATTCAACAAAGGTAATGGATACATTTTTATCGGTATCGACTATAAAAGTTACACTGCTCATCGCCTAGCGTGGTTTTACATGACCGGAAATTGGCCGAAGGATCAAATTGATCACATGGATGGCAACCGAACTAACAACAAATTTAGCAACCTACGTGAGGCAACGCCAACGCAAAACAGTGGAAACAGCCGTGGCAACGCTAATACATTGACAGGAAGGAAAGGAGTTACGATAAGCGCTGGAAAATACACTGCCCAAATTCAACACAAAGGAAAGAGTTATTACTTAGGCAGATTTACAGATTTAGATGAGGCATCTGCGGCTTACAAGAAGAAAGCAGACGAACTGTTCGGAGAATTTGCCAAAGGAGATTAGCCTCTTTGGTTAACGGCCGTTGGCTCAACCATTTTTGATGTCCACGACGCTCCACTAAATCTCTTTCTTGCCTCCCACGTCGCGCTTGAATCTCGAAGCGCGACGTACTGGCCTTCCCATGATACGGCCGATCTTGGATCATCAGAAGTGGCTGAATAGTTCTTTTGAAAACCGCACATGTATATCATGCACGCCGCAAGATACAGGTCCGACAAATTGTCGCCTAAAAACGTGTTGGGATTGATGGCCGTCATGGCTGCGGGTTGAATTTTACCGATGACCTCAACCGTATATGCAGCATCCGGCCATGGCCCAAAGATAACTTGCGTCTGTGCTGCGGGACCAGCCAGATACGTATTCTGTGAGATGTACGCAAACATCGATGGCACCGTTGCGCCGGTCGAACTTGGCCAAACCATATCCAGAACATCACGTGAAACTGGCGTCAATTGATGCCGCGTTCCACTATCTGCCGCTGTTCCTGCTGGGGTAATGATATTGATCCCGTCGATAATCAAAAACGTACCTATACCAGTCGGCAGATTGAAGTTACGGGTGGTTGACGAGGTGACCCCTGTTGCATCACGAATGTTACCGACAATCATATTTAATTCGCGGTAAATCCTCCCTTCCGCATATGCGATCGCATTCGGAACCATGGCAAGAAAATCCACGTTGGTTGGATCTTCCGCCATGAGCACCGC